TTAGGTATTAAAGATAATAGCGGACTAGGAAACAATGCAGACGAGTTAAAGACAGCTTCTACATTAATGGATAACACCGTTATAAGACCGTTTCAGACGCTTTTAATAGATGCTTTTGATAGTATATTAGCATTTAACCAAATGAGCCTTAAACTGTACTTTAAAACACTTCAACCATTAGAATTTACAGACTTAGAAAACGTTGAGGACGCAGAAACAAGAGAAGAAGAAACAGGGGTTAAACTTAGTAAAGAATTACCAGATGAACTAGGTAGTACTATTGCTGATGAATTAATTGACTTAGGAGAGAGCGAAGAAGAACTACTAGAAGGATATGATTTAGTAGATGAGAGCGAAGTTGATTATGAATTGAACGATGAACTTGATGAGGTTATTACAGACTTAAACACCGAGCCAGAAAAAGAGGAAACAACTCTATCTAAAATATGGAATTTTGTAAGTACTGGAACAGCTAAACCAAACGCAAAAAGTACACAAGACGGTAAATCAAAACAAGATAGCCAAAAGGGTGTTGAGTTTTTAGTACGTTATTCTTACGCACCAGAAAAAGCTGGTTCAAATAGTAGACAATTTTGTTCTAAAATGGTAGGTGCTAAAAAAGTTTACCGAAAAGAGGACATAGTTGCAATGGGAAAAAAGTCTGTTAATGCTGGTTTTGGTAAGGGTGGCTCAGATACATATTCCATCTGGCTCTGGAAAGGCGGTGCTCGCTGTAATCATCGCTGGTTCAGAAAAACATACCAGGTTAAAAACAGTAAAAAAAGTCAAATAACAAGCGGACAAGCTAAAAGCAAAGGTTTTAAAATGCCTAAGAACGCTCAAAAAGTACCAGTAGCACCAAAGGATATGAAGTATAAAGGTTATACTGCTGAATATTGGAACAAAATGAAATTCAAAAACTAAATGGCAACAGCATTATTTATATCAAGAACTGACTTAGTACGAAATTCCATCTTAGATGGGAATGTTGATACTGATAAATTTATTCAGTTTATAAAACTAGGTCAAGAAATTGACATACAAAACTTACTAGGAACTGATTTATATAACCGAATAAGTACGGACATTGAAAACAGTACTTTATCTGGGGACTATTTAGCTCTTGTAAGCGATTATATACAGCCAACCCTTATATGGTTCGCTCAGGTTAATTATATTCCATTTGCGGCATATCAAATTAAGAATGGCGGAGTGTTTAAACATTCAAGCGAAACTGCTGAAAACGTAAATAAAAACGAAGTTGATTATTTAGTAGGCAAAGCAAGAGAGTATGCAAATTATTACAGCACACGATTAGTAGATTATTTATGTTTTAATCAATCTAAATTTCCAGAATACACAAGCAACAGCGACAACGATATTAGCCCAGACACCGACACAGTTTTTAATGGTTGGGTTTTATGAAGTACAAAGTAAAAGAAATAAACGTTAAGCGTTTAAAAAAATATATAGGACTTAAAGCAAACGAAGAATACGCTAAACAGTTTTATAATGAAATGAAATTGAAATACAAAAATAAATGATTTCTACAAATAACCTTATAAGAGCGAAGTCAGTAGAATACACAAGCAGAGGTTTAACGACTGAAAAAATAAGCGTTACTTGGCGGCATTATATCAGTAGCGTTAATACTTTCACGCTTTTTGATACTGGTTCTAGTACAGCTTTTCCATTTGCTTATGGTGCTATTCCAGTGCCGTTTAATGGTTATTTTAGTCAATTTCAAATATCGTCAATGCCTTACAGTTCTAGACAGTTTCCTAGTGGAAGCTCTTTGACTTTAAGTGTTTATGTAGATGGTGTTTTAAAAGGTAGTGAAACAAGTACTTATGGAAACAACGTAAGAGAAACGGTTGTTTTAGATTTTGGAAGGTCAATAGAAATAAATAGAGGGCAAACAGTAACTTTAAGATTACAGGTGAACGGTCAATGGTGGTACTGTGCTACTACTTCAATAATAATAGAAAGATAATGGAAAACCCAATACTAGCATTAATACCGAGCGGATATAAAAACGGCAAAGTTTATTCTGTTTTACCAGTTGATGGTGATGGAGATTTTGATTTTTTTAGGTTTGGCGATGCAACTAGAGTAAAAGAAAACGGTTTAATTGAAAAAATTGTAGGGTCAAATAACCCTCGCTTGAATTGGAGTGGTGATTGCCCTAGTCTTTTAATGGAAGGTACTAGAACAAACAGACAATTAAGAAGCGAAGAATTTAATAATGCTTTATGGCTAAAAACAAGAACAACTGTAACGGCAAACGAAGACGTTTCACCAGAAGGAACTGAAACCGCTGATAAATTAGAATGCAATTCATCTAGCTCTCTTGGAATGAGAGTCAGGGGGTCTGCTACAATTACAAGCGGTGCAACTGTTGTTTTATCAGTTTTTGCTAAAAGAGGGAATGCTACATATTGCAATTTAGCTTTGTTTAATGACTCTACCGCAGATTATTCAAGTATATTTTTTGATTTAGGGAAAGGCGCATCTTTTACTCCGCAAACAACTGGCAGCGAGATAACTTTAATAGACAACAGTATTGAATCTTTTACAAATGGTTGGTACAGAATATCCATCACTTGTGAAACTTCTGGAAACACAACTGTACGACCTTATATTTATGGTACAACATCAAACGGGAATCTTGCGGTCACTAAAGGCGATTATAATTATTTCTGGGGAGCACAACTTGAAGAAGGGAACTATTTAAGCAGCTACATTAAAACGGAAGGCAGTACTGTTACAAGAGCGTTGGAGCGTAAGGTTAAAGCACAAACAGATTTTAACAAAAATAAAGGAGTAGTTTTTTTAGATGTTAAACCTTTTGCCGTTGCTTCTAGTGATACGCTTGGAAATGTAATAAATTTACGAGGTGGTACATATAATTTAATACAATTCTCATTTAAAACTTCAAACCTTTTACAGTTTTATATAAATGAGTTTCCAAGTGCCCCAATAGTTAATTATGATTTTAACCACAATGGCGGAAGGATTAAATTAGCGGTTAAATGGGATAGCGGAAGTTATAAGCTTTTTGCGAACGGACAACTTTTAAATAGTTATTTAGACACAAATAGGTTATTTAGTTCATTAAACATATTTCAATTTCAAGGTAATGATGACTACTTGAATTTTGAAGGAGAGATTTACAATTCTCAAGTTTTTGGGAACGCTTTGACAGATGCGGAAATTATAACACTAACAACATTATGAGAATAGGCAAATACGAGTTTAAAAGTAAAGAGCAAGTTCAAGATAAGATTGAAGATTTACCAGAAGGTACTTTTTTAATAGTTGAACTAGGGCATATAGTTTTAAAGGAAGGCGAATACGAATTAAACGAAGATGAAGAAATGCAGTTAATTAATGAGCCAGTGTTTAGCGATAAGTACCACGTTGATGTTATCTGGTACGATATAGAAAGCCACCCATACGGTTGGAAAACTTACAGTTGCGACTTGGATAGCGAAGGAATGCATAAATTTTCTGGCATTCCGTATTTAGAAAACAAAATATAATGACATTACAAGATTTGAAAATAGGCTTTTTAAACGCTATCACTTTAGGGGTTAGCTTTACACATATAGAAAATAGTTTAAAGGTTATATTGCTATTATTGTCAATAGGATATACTGCACAAAAGATATACGAAACGCATAAGAAAAAGAATGACTAAGAACTTTAAAAAAAGTGAGTTTGATTGTAGATGTGGTTGTGAAATGCCTAGCGAAGTTTTGGTTAATATTACTAAACTAGCAAACCAATTACAGTATGTTAGGGACAACGTAGCTATGCCTATAACGATTAATAGTGCTTATAGATGTGAAGCTCATAACAAGTCGGTTGGTGGCTCTGTAAACTCTCAGCACCTACTAGGTAAAGCTGCTGATATTGTTATTAATGGACTTGACCCTGTTTTAGATACTTATGACTATTTAGATGACCTTATGCTGACAGGCGAAATACTTCAAGGCGGTTTAGGAATGTACCAAACTTTTACACATTACGATATTAGAAAAACTAAAGCACGTTGGAATAATGCCTAAATACAAAGAACAAAACGGAACTACAAGGGTAGGCGATGCTTTACGTTGGTTATTAAAACAAGGTAAAGAAGTAGCACCAGAACTTTTAAAAATAGCTGGTAACGTTACAGGAATAGAAGCACTAGACATTTTAGCTTCAAAAATCGGTGCAGACGATAAACTAAGCGAAACTGATAAGCAGCTTTTATTAGAAGAATTAAACTTTGATAGGGTTGAGATGGAAGAAACCACAAAGCGATGGGTTTCAGATAATAATACAGACAGTTATTTAACACGCAATATAAGACCTTTAACACTAGCTTTTTTAACCGCTACGCTATTTATATACATTATATTAGATAGTTCTTTAGAAGGTTTTAATATATCTTCTGATTGGATTGATTTACTTAGTTCTTTATTACTTTTAGTTTATGGTGGTTATTTTGGTATGCGTTCTGCAGAGAAGATAACTAAACATTGGAAAAATAAATAACTTTTTACTTTTTTTTCTAAAATAAAAGATATAACTTTGAATTTTT